AGTTTGCTATCGAAGAACTCGAATCCGAAAAACAGGAGTTGTTGGAAGCTTTGCAAGAATGCTTAGATCGAGATAACGAAACATACAGTCCTACTCGAAAGGATAAATATGAACAACTAATCAAACGTGCAACGGAGTAAGTAAAACTAATATTATGGAAACAAACGAATTTAGAATAGGTAATTTTTTTCTTGAAGAAGGTGTGGTTATTAGAACATGTAAAGGTGTGTACGGTGCTCTTTGTGTTGATTTAAAAACCAATGAAAGAAGCAGAAAGGCAATTGTTTTTTATTCTAATGAATCAAATGGATTTGTTGAGATTGAAAAATGCGAACCAGTAGTATTGACCGAGGAACTATTAGTGAAGTTTGGGTTTAAGAAATTAGATAAATATACATTCGTTTTCAAAGGTGTATTTATTCATTTAAGAAAGATTGGTTTTGTATTCAATTTAGGCAAAAAGAAAAAGCTAATCAAAAATGTTCACCAATTGCAAAACATATTCTTTTCTTTGACTGAAAATGAACTAATTTTTAAAAACTAGACCATGAATAAAAACGAAGCAAAGTGCAATGACGTACATTCAAGTATTCAGCACGTACTAAACGGATTAAAACCGTTTCAAGACAAAGCGAGCGAATTAGTCAAGCCGTTCAAACTTGGTAAAGTGCCGAAAGAAATTAAGAATGAAGTGCTAAATTTACGAAGCAAGTGAAAAATACAGTATTCCGACAAAGCATATTATTTTAGTCGGACAGTTTGATTTAAGTAATAAGGTGTAGGTATGGTTGAAAAAGTAATAGTTCTTTTAATATTGATCAACTTTCTAGCTGTTGCAATAGTTATTTTAAAGATGTTGGTAAAAGAAAGGCGAAAAGCTAAAACTTTACATTTGCTAAACAAGATGAAAGAATTTGATGGTAAATTAGAAGAATACAGATCACCCCCTAATTATGGTGAATACAAAAGGTTTTGCGAACAATTAAAAAAGAGGGAAAATGACCAAAATAAAAAACACAGTAGCTGAAATAGTGCTATTTACCGTGTATATCACGATGAGAATTTTAAGCTGTCTATCATTTTGGAAGCCATTTCCAAGATATTCAGATTGGAAAATTTGCACTGAACCAGACTACAAGACAACGCACATTAGCCAATTTCTAGGGCTTTTTGTTCAGTGTGTTGTAATTGCGTTAATTAGCGTAGTATTATCGTTCTGGTGGTCTGTATTAACTGGAATAGTAGCAATGAATCTAGTTTTGCTTGGTGTTTGGTTGATTAAAAGGAGAAGGAATGAATAAAAATAAAATAACAGATCGAAGGAGTTTGGTTGTGAAAAGGCATTATCTAAAAAAATACAGACCCCTTTCAAAATATTTAATGAAACTTATTCGACGGCACAATTCAAATAAAACTTGCAATATTGATTAAACCAAAAAAAACATGGAAATAAACGACATCAAAAAAGAATTGTACAAGCAAAAACCAGTAGCAGTCCGAACATCATTTAAAGGTGAATACACGCACTATGTGACTCAATTGAGTAATAACACCATTGTTGAATTTCGTGTGCCAAATAATGAAGCTGAAAACTTCAAGGACGAAGAACCCGCACAATTGTTAATTCGTTGGATTAAAAATCAAACTGTACAAGAAAGAATAAAAAAATACGGTTGAACAAAAAAAAGCCCCGATTAGTTCGGGGCTTTTGAATGAATAGTGAATCACTTCTTTTTATTCGCTTCGTTCCATTGTTTGGTAACTTCTGCTCTAGTCAAAATCTTACCGTGTGAACGAATAACAGAATCAAGCGAACGACTACGAAGAAACTCAACTCCAAGTTGAACAACTTCTTTTTTTTCTTTACCTTCCATTACAACGCATCTTCTGTATTAGACAATTGAACCAAGAATTTAGGAACAATAACACCAACTCGCAAATCGTCACCAGCAGTTTGAGCCGCGATTGTTACCGTGTATTCTGGCTCATTTCCCGCCGTAATCATGTCGTCAGGAACATCGATGAAGGTAACACTTGAAGGCGTGATAGTTGTTCCATCTGTCAAGTTATACACTTTCCAAACCGCACCATTTGCAGGAGTCAAATCACGTCCGTAGTTGTATTTGTTTGAAGCCGTTGAAAACGCACTCAAAACCACTTGCAAAGTCGTAGACAATGAAGGTGTTAAAGTCGCATTTAAGTGACGTGCTGGTTTCAATGTTGTTGTAGGATTGTAGCCTAATTGTTCTTTATCCAAGAACACGTCAACGCTGTTTTTCTCGTCAATCGGTTCAAGAACAAAAGTAACCTTTACCATTTGTGGCATTTCTGGAGAACGCTTGTAAAAACGAGAGGTCAATGAACCTGCAACAATTCGTTGCCCGTACATTTTCGTGTGATCTTCATCTTTTTCAGCTCCAGTAAATTGTCCGTCAATAGTCGGCATGTAGATTTGAGAATCTGAACAAGTCCAAGAACGCACGTCTTCTGCGAAATAAGGGCTTTGATTCCAAAATTCAGCTGTTACGGTAACAATTTCACCTGTACCAAGTGAATAAGGCGTGTTATCGTCTGAGGTAGCGAAGTTCTCATCTGAACGACTGAAAGTTAATTTATCAGCAAATGGTGTCATGTAAATTCGCTTGTACGGATCGACAACAGACATGTCAACATAAGAAAGCAAGTCCGCTCCTAAAGTTGCCGATGTTGTGTCAAGAAAGTTTTGATCCCCCGCGGAATCAAATAGTTTTTGGAATCCGAATGCAACAGGTCGCCCCATTAGACAATTACCCTGTGATCCGAATCCTCTTTTAGTGGTGCAAGTCCCGCACCCTGCTATGTTTACTGGCATATTCTTTTTGTATTTAATTGTTAATACTTAACAGCAACAAAGTTGCTCTTCAATTTTTACTTTTAGTTTAAAACGCATTCCAGACAAATCTATTGACAAGACGTATCTAATAAATCCGCTTTCATTTTCCTTTCCAAACCTCGATAACTCCAAGTTTTGAACCGAACTTGTGCGCTCAATTCCGACTGAATCAAGGCTGTCAATCCCATCAATTAACGAGTTACCCAGTTGCTTCATCGGATAAATGCCCTCAATATGTCGCTGGTCGTTAAAATGATCCTCAAACGAATACCTTTCCAAACAAAAGAAAGTGAAATCAAATATTTCATCTTGTGGTTCTCCGTATGGTCTGCGTTCGCTCTGGGTGGATTCTAACAACCAAATCAAAGGGGTTTCAGTGAATTGATCAGCTTGTATCTTCGCCAACTCCTCACCTTCTACCGATAATGGCGTACCACTTCTGAAAGTTGGTGTTTTAATCAAAATTGAATCACCGTAACCAAGAACCGCTGAATTATTAGGCTTGTTAGCTGATACGATTTTAGTTTCATAATCAACTGAATTAACCAACCAAAACAAACCGTTTTTATCCTCGAAACTTTGCCCCGATTTAATCCACTTAGGGTCGCACACCTCGAAATTACAAACAGGATAATCATCCAAAATAGTAGATTTTACCTTCACCGTGTTATCAAGTAAAGGCAAAATCACCGTTTCAAAAATCTGTTTTCCTGTTTTTCGTCCCATTAGATCGCTGAATTAAATAATAATCGTTGACCATTGTAGTCTGGGTAATCCGATTCATTTTTCTCAATGTACCACTGAATCGACCGCATCGTTGTAATTGATTCGTTCCAACGGTCGTAAACCTGTGATTCTGGTTTATTTGAATTTGAACTGTTTTCAGTATTAGCCGTCGAAGTTCCAGAAACAGGGTTAGCCTGTATTCTTTTATCAACCATAAAATGCCAATAAATCAACCCTTTCAAATAGTATCGAATACCGTTTGAAATGTGAAGATCGCCACACTTACCATCAATTTGAAAAGAGTTAAAAATAGCAACAAACAACGGATCGGTTGGGGCTGTTCCCGCTCCAACATCTGCAATAAAAGCATCTGCAAGCGTTGCACCAAGTAACTTTGCTAAATAAATAGGCGTATAGTTATTGATGTAACCCTGCAAAACAGTTACCGTGTTCTGTTCTTGCGAAATACGGTGTTCCCCCGTGAAATCCGATGTTTGTAAAATTGCCATTAGATAGCCTTAGCGATTTTATCTTTAACCAATTGTTCTGCCATTACCTTATGAGGGCTAATTAATTGCCCTTTTTTGTAATGCTTGGTTTTATCTGAAATGATTTCCAAATCAACCCGATCATTGTAACGAATTTTCGTCAACTCTTTTGAGTTCTTTTCGATCATTTCCTTTGAGTTCATTCCATCAAACTCAGTTGCTTCTGTTGTTTCTGGTTCTTTAGCCATTTTTATAGAAATTTAAAAGATAATAAGAGGGTAAATTAATACCCCCATAAAAATTAAGGTGCTACTTCAATCGCTGTTAATACAGTTGCGATGTCGTCGTAAATGATCGATCCCGCACGGTTTGAAGGTAAGTAAGTCCCTAAGAACGCTTCCAATTTGAAAGAAGTTAAGTTTTTAGAGAAATCGTCATTTTCCCAACCTTCTGCAAACATTACGCTTTCAGAGAATACAACCTTAAATTGCATCAAGTCACCAAGTAAGATTTTATCATCTGGCATCTTGTTAGAGAAAACCAATTTAACCGAACCCACTTTAGTCCCATCTGGACTAACAAACGGTGGCACAATGTATTCGTTGTACGTTGTTTTGTAACCCTTCATAATCGCTTCGTAAACAGTGTTTAAAACACAAGTTAACTGACCATTGAAGTTATTTAAACGCACATACGTTGCAATTGCATTGATTGCGTCCCAAATATTCGCTTCTGTGTAGAAGTTAGCTAGAGCCGTAGGAACAATAAAAGGTGAAGCCAATGTAGCAATTCCAGAAAGGTTATTGCCTGTTCCATCACCCGTCAATACTTGCGTATCAATTTTTTGATCAATCAACTCGTTTGCGTGTTCACGGAAATTTGTCACAACTCTAGGAGCGTGCATCATAACACGATTTGACATTTTCCAACGTTCAGCAACCTCTTTGATGTCTGCTGAAAACTCCTTGTACTCACCATCAATTAACGGTTTCAAAGCACCTTCCGCAATAAATGTAGCGTCTCCTTCTTCATTAATTCGTTGATCATACCAAATTTTTTCAGTACCCAATTGAGTTGTAACATTCACCAATGATAAGATGAAGTTCTCGGGTTTTGGTGCTGAATAAATTGTAGCATCAATGTAGTTTCCAAACAATTGATTAAATCCACCTGCAACATTTGGAATAACATTAGCTGTTGTCATTAAAGCAGCCGCTTTAATTTCAATACGATCCATTCCAGTGTTCTTTTTATCGGTAGCATCTTGCGATTTCTGCTCGATAAATTCAATCAAAGCAGTTTTAGCTTCTTCGATTGTAGATGGTTTTTCGATCATTTGCTTGTAAGCTAATCCGATTCGCTCCAATTCTTTAATGATTAAACCTTGTTGTGTTTTCATGGCTTCAATGTCTTCTTTAGACACCATCGCGCCTGTCGCATCGTCTAGCATTTTTTGGAATGCTGTTTTTTGCAACTCGGTATCATGATCGTGTTTCGCTTTCTTGTACTCGACCACTTCTTGAACCGTCATTTTTTCGATTTCTTCTGATGTTTTTTCTACGAACATAATCGTCTTGGTTTTTAAAGTAAATGTTTCAATTTATTCGAAGTGATTAAATCGGCTTCTGTTTTTTGAGTGTTTTTCAACGGCTCAATATTTTTGTTAGCCTTGAATCGGCTGTTTAATTCTTTGATTGAAATATTCTCTACATATACCTTCATGTTATCACTAACACTGTCCGCGATTACCTTATCAAAATCCATTTCATGCTCTTGTAAAAATAGATCGTAATTATTATCGGTAATCGTTTTATTCCAACACTTTGGTATATGACAATCCATGTGTGAATCGATAATACCACAAGCATTAATAATTGCTTTCACACTCAATGTACTATCGTCAATAACCGTAACTGAAAGAGTAGGAGTAAGGAAATTTGAACCTTTAACCACCGCTGAACCCTCAATGTTTTTACATTCAACAACGGCATAGAACCAATCCCGACTATCTGCAACTTCTTTATTTACAACGAAAGCGTAGTATTTATCCCACATCTCCTTGTACATTGCCTCACTAGGGTTATCGCTATTAACGCACAAAACATACTTAATATACCGCATTCCAACTGAATGATTTAAAACACGACCATTTTTGTATTGGTTAAACATGAATTCGTTTCGATCTTTCTTGACTTCAACTTCATAAATCAAACATTCCAATTTGATATTCGAATCTTCAATCATTCCTTTTTGAGCGTCGAAACTTTCTAGTTTTACTGTTGAATAATCAGCGTGTTTAATGGAGTTTTTGCGCTCCAAAACAATAAGATCGTTATTTTTTACAACCCAATCAATGCCTTCTTGCTTCGTTTTAAATTCTGGAATTGTAATCATTTCTTTACGATTTCATTTGATTTAACGATCTTTTCACGGTCGTTTTTGATCGCTTCAACATCAACTTTCGGCTTTGTAGTATTGTCGTTTCTATTTAACATAATAACGCAGTTTAGGCAAATGTATGCAAAATTCAATACATTTGTTCTGTTTAACATAATATTTTGATTCATGGGGTTTATTAGTATTGGAGGTTTCAATTTGCTAAAGTGGGGTACTGGAAATGATAGATTTACACGAACCCCTGCGGGTTGGTCGATTGATCCCGATTTCGAATACAATAAAAAATCCGCAACATGGGAAGTTGTAAGCGGTCGTGAAATGGAGTTGTTCACCACGACAGGGCAACTAAACAAGGTAATAATGCGCCACGCTTCAATGTTTGCTAATGGTCGATTCGTTCATAAGAAGAAGGACGGAACAAAAGAAGGTAAAACGATTGAAGATAGCCCATTGGTTGAATTACTCGAAAATCCTAATCCTTTGCAGTCTGGTGAAGAATGGTTAATGGAATCAGCTATTAATTATTGGGTGTATGGAAATAACGTAATTCTTCCAGTAAAAGGCACTTATCTAAGCGAATATCCTAGTGTTATCAACAACTTACCATGGAAGCAAATAAAAATAGAAACAACGGGTAAACGGTGGAACGAAACGAAAGCAGATGGAGTAATAAAAGAATACCGAGTTTGTTATAGCGATGGGGTTGACGATGTTTACAGACCAAGTGAACTGTTGCACTTTCGACGTTCTGGTGGTAAATCGGCTATAATTGGTGAGTCAATGCTGAATGCCTGTCACATGGAAATCAGCAACGTCCGTGCTTCAATGGGGTATCGAAACGTTAATCTAGTTGAAAAGGGTGCGCTTGGCATAATGGCGAATAAGTCAAGTGACGGAAGCGGACGTTTAGCACTTTCGCAAGAAGATCGTTTGGTACTTGAAAAGCAAAGCCAAAATGAAACCCATGGACAATTCCATGGTCAAAGCAAAGTAAAGGTAGTTGATGGTGATGTTAGTTTTATACACACTTCTCTAGGCATAAAAGAAAACATGTTGTTTGAAGAAATTGATGCAGATGTTAAGGTTTTCATCGATACTGTTCAATTAAATGATAATATTTTCAGTAAAGAGAAATCAAAGATACAGGCTAATTTATTAGAAGGTTTAAAAATGGCTTATCAAGATGGGGTTTTTCCTTTTGCAGGTCGTTTTTGCTCATTACTGAAAAAAGGGCTTGGGCTTCCAGACAATGAATGGATAGAACTTGATTACTCGCATCTACCGTGCTTTCAAGAAGATCAAAAAGAAAAGTCGGAAGTCGATAAAAGAAAAGCTGAAACGGTAAAAATAT